TCGCAGTCGCGAAACTGGAAATCTCCTTGGCTACCAAGAAAACAACCCGGCCGGCGCCCGAAGCGCGCGTGACGGCAGAGCGCGGAACTGGCTTCAACGCGACCAGCTCGCAACTCGACAAACTGCGAGCAGAAGCCGAGCGCACGGGCGATTACTCGCGCGTCGTTGCTTATAAAAAGCAAATGGCGCAGAAGTAATCCAGTAGTTGCTACACTTTTTGTAAAGTAGTACCATTCGGGAAAGCGAAATGTATCGGGCATGAGATAAATCCTTGCCCGGTACATCGCAAGCATCAACGTATCTCAGCCCCATCGGCGCCTTGAGCGTTAGTCCTAGCTGGATGCGAAATCAGTGGCGAACCCGCCATTTCTTTTCGTTGTTTTATTTAGGATAACCAATCATGGCACAGCCTCCGGCAACACCGTTCCTTTCGACTGCGAACTCGTTCTCGAAAGAAGAGCGCATCGCATTCGAAAACCTCCTCGAAGGCTTCAACGACCAACTGGTCATGTCGAAAGCCGTCACCGTCTTCTCGAACGATCAAACGATGATGGCCCGCGCTGGCGATATGATTCGCCGCCCGATGCCGTACATCGCCCGTTCGTTCTCGGGCCTAGATCAAACCGCAAACTTCGTCGGCAAGACGCAGCTGACCGTGCCGGCCGCAATCGACACGATCCGCAGCTCCCCCTGGACGATGGATGCGACCGAACTGCGCGACGCGCTGCAAGAAAACCGCCTCGGCACGGCTGCAAAGCAAAAGATCGCCTCCGACATCAACGTCGACGTCGTGAACGCCGTTTCGACGCTCGGCTCGCTCGTCGTGAAGCGCACGGTTGCTGCAACCGGCTTCGACGATCTGGCGCAAGCTGATTCGCTGATGAATGAGTCGGGCATCGACTACGACGGCCGTTACTCGGTCTTCGGTTCACGCGATTACAACGCAATGGCCGGCAACCTCGCCAGCCGCGCGTATCTGGTCGAAGGCCAGAAGGCAGCGACCGCCTACGAAATGGCAACGGTCGGCCGTCAAGTGGCAGGCTTCGAGCGCGTGCTCAAGGCTGACTACCTCGCGCGCCTTGCTGCTGCTGCTGGCGTGACGGTCACGGTGAACGGTGCGAACCAGTACACGGTTCCGAAGGCTCTGGCAGCATCGCCGAGCGGCCCGCTCCAGTCGAACGTCGACAACCGCATCCAGGCGCTGGCGATCACCGTCACGTCGGGCACGGTCAAGGTCGGCGACGCCTTCACGATCGCAGGCGTGAACAACGTGCATCCGATCACGAAGATCGACACGGGCCAGCTAAAGACCTTCCGCGTGGTCGGCATCGTTTCGGGTGCAGGCGGCACGGGTACGGTTCAGATCACCCCGGCGATCATCTCGGGTCAGGGCGGCACGGACGCAGAACTCGCGTACAAGAACGTGACGGCAACCCCGGCAGCCGGCGCGGCGATCACCTGGCTCAACACCGTTTCGACGGGCGTGAACTGCTTCTGGAAGAAGGAAGCGGTCGAAATCCTGCCGGGTCGCCTCGCGGTTCCGTCGGATCAGGGCCTTGCAGTGATGCGCGGCACGACCGACCAGGGCATCGAGATCGTGATGACCAAGCAGGCGCACATCGAAACGTACAAGTCGCTGTATCGTGTCGATGCGTTCTACGGGGTCAGCGTCACGAACCCTGAAATGGCCGGCATCATGCTCTTCAACCAGACGTAAGCAACGTGTCTCGGGCGCCCTTCGGGGCGCTTCGCTTACCTTTGGGGGATTGCTATGGCAACCACTAGCGAGGCGCGTGCGCTTCCTTTTTTTACGGATCTCTACGGGCAACCGCTCGAATCCGGTTCTATCTATATCGGCAAGCCCGGTCTAGATCCAGTTGCTTACCCGGTCACGGTGTATTCCGACGCAGACGAGATTGTCGCGTTGGCACAGCCTATCCGCACGGTACACGGTCACGCCGTATCGGCCGGCGCGCAGGTTCACATGTTTTGCCCGATTCCTTACTCCATCACTGTTTTGGATGGAGCGGGGCGGCTCGTCTATGCCTCCCTCAATGAAGTTGACCCGGCGCTTATTTCGCTCGGCAATTCCAGCGTTCAGAGCGCAGCGGATCTCGCAGCGCTTCGTGCTCGCAGCGGCTCGTCTAGTAACCAGGTGTGGGTGTCTGGGTTCGGCATGTATGTCTACCAGCCGACCGATACTACGTCGCCCGAAAGCATCCCTAGCGTCATCGTCGGGAGCGACGGTTCGCGGTATTACCTCGATCGTGACTTCCTGAAGGCGTCATGGATTCATATCAACAGCAATAACCCCGGCTTTAACGCGCAGGGTGTTTTTGTTACGTGGAATGATGGGTCGGACGGATCGACGTACTTTGCCAATAACCGCGGCTCCGGCGCTGGCGGCTATGTCTTCCGCAACCTTTCCGCAGATGGCTTAACGGAACTCAGCCGGATTGTCTTCAGTGCGAACGGCTCGATCACGACTCCCTCGGGCATCACGGCCGCGGCTGACATCAATTCATCTGGGAACCTGCACGCGCAAGGTGGCACGGTTTTCCTGAACGCTGCTGGTGATCGCGACCTTTCTTATAGCGCCGGCCCGAACACGTACAACCTTCCCAATGCGCCGCTTATTGTCAACGGCTCTCAGGCTGTTACGCAGGCGACGTTGCTGTCGAATCAGCAGGCGAATGGCGTCGGCTCTGTCGCTGTCGGCTCGTCGTCAGGTGTGAATCCGCCGACGCTGCCTGGAACGTGGGCGCAGACGGGCTCCAACTTCAACAACGTTTGGCAATACGTGAGGGTCGCGTGATGGAATACACGTCCGTCTCAAATCCTCGATGGGTGGATGCTGCGCATACGGCGATTGCTGTCGACATCGTTTTTCCGTCATTGGGTGCGTCGCCGCTGAAGTTCACGGCAACGCCGACCGACGTTATGCCATACGGCGTCGTCATTTATACCGATGTGATCGCCGGCAAATACGGCGCCATCGCTGAACACACTACGAGCTAAAAATGTCCACAATCGGGGATCTTTGCGTTACATCGTCGGTAAGTTCCGATGACAAGTTGCCGATGTGGAGCAACGCGAACGGCGTGACGCGTGCGCTGCCTATCTCGGTGCTCGATGGGCGTTATCTGACGCAGGCGGACATTGCTGCGCTTGCGGCAAGTGCAACCGTCGAGACGTTCGTGTCGGGTGCAGGCTTTACGCCGGGTGTTACGCTCTCGCTGACGCTCGCCAATTCGTACCTGTCGAAATCGAACATCGAAGTGTTCTTCGATTCCGCGTTTCAAGGACCGGAACAATACACGCTCGTCGGCCAGTCGCTCGCGTTCATTTCGCCCATTCCCGTAGGAGTGCAAAGCGTCTATATCCGCGGTGGCGCAACGCGCGTCACTGGCGCGCCTTCTGACGGCACGGTGACGGATGCGAAGGTCGCGGACGGCTCCAAGCTTTCGAACCGCATCAGCACGGTCAATGTGCTTGATTTCGGCGCCGATCCCCTTGGTGTTATCGACAGCACGGCGGCATTCCAGGCTGCCGTGAACAAAGGGCGTCAGGTCATTGTGCCGGCCGGTACGTATGTCATGGGTCAGATCACGATCCCGTCGAATACTGCTGTCTTGGGTGAGGGCGTGTCGTCAATCGTCAAGCCGATCCCCGGCTTCTCCGGTTCTTCGTGGTGGGTTACGTCCGGTTCGAACATTGAAATCGGCGGCCTCCAGATGATCGCGCTGGTTGCGACTTTCCCCGGCGTGATTCCTATTTTCGGCAATCCGGGCGATCGCAACTACGTTCACGACATCTACATGCCGGAAGGCGGCTCCATCGGCATCTACACGTCGAATTGGACACACTCGACCGCGGCGCGCGTGACGGTCATGAAGGCTGTGAACGTCGGGATTCTTTTTGACGGATCGAGCGGCAGCACGAACACCATCCGCAATTGCCACGTTGAAACAACGGGCAGCACGGCGATCGTCATGCAGTTCGGCACGCGTCACCAGATGCACGACTGCGTATCTGTGAACGCTGGCGGCTTTGGTATCACGATGCAGTTCGTCACTCACGGTCAGATGTATTCCAATCGCGTTCACAACAGCGTGAAGGAGGGTATCACCTACGGCGGCGATGGCGCGTCAGATGGCGACGTGTACGGAAACGTGCTCACCTGGGACGCGGGCGTGTCGCAGGATTTCGGCATGTCGCTCGGCGCCAACGGCAGCGGCGGCATTTTCCGCATCCGCTACCGTGGGAACCGAATCGTCGGTTGCGGGAAGTCGGGCATCGCCTTCGCGGCTGATGCTACGTCGGGCTGGTCTGTCATCCAGTGCGAGGCATCCGACAACATCATTATCGACAGCAATCAGCTTGGGCTCGGGCCAGTCAATGGCGGCGGCGCTGGCGTGATCCTGTACGGCGCGACGTGCTCCGGCAACATCGTCCGAAACAACACGGTCGAAGACACTGGCGGCGGCAAACTGAACTACGGCATCTTTGAGACGCAGATCGGCGCAGGCGGATTCCCGCAGAACAACGTGTTCTTCCAGAACAAGATCGAAGGCCAGTCGTCCGTTCGCGTTCAGAAGACCGGCCACAGCGCGGAGGCTTACTGCCAAGACCCGATCGTTGGATATCTATCGTGGACTCCGACTGTGGGCGCCGGCACTGGCACGCTCACCGCTGTTTCGACCCTCGCAGCGTACTACCGGGAAAAGAACTCGGAAGTCGAGTTTTACGCTGAATTCCAGATCACGAATAACGGCACGGCTGGACAGACGTTCACGTTCACGCTGCCGTTCTCTGCCGCCTTCGGTATGGGGTATGGCCGCGAAAACGTGCTGACGGGATCGGGCTTGGTCGTAAGCATCGTCGGGAATGTAGCCACTGTTCGCACGGTGGCGAACGCCTATCCCGGTGGCACCAACGCAGTAATCGAAGTAGCAGGAAGCTTTACGCGGACCTTCTAAACATAAAACACACAGACCACTCGGGGAATTGAAATGAACGATTTGGCAGCAAGCGCAGCCAAGGCTGCACCGCCGTTATCGGCGACTGTCGCGACGCTGCTTGGTTATGGGCTGCAGGACTGGTTAGTCGTTATCACGATCCTATACACCATCCTGCAAACGGTCTTTCTGATTTACGACAAGTTGTTTCGCAAATGAACAACGAAAACCTTCAGAAGCTGATTGCCGAGCTGCGCCGCGACGAGGGCGTTCGATACTCCGTCTACAAAGACACGAAGGGTATCGATACGGTCGGCGTCGGCCATAACCTGCAAGCGAAGCCGATGCCGGCTGGCTGGTCTTGCCCGCTCAATGATGTTCAGGTCAATTCCCTGCTCGACGACGATCTTGAAGACGTCTTTCACGATCTCGACCGCAACTTGCCGTGGTGGACGGATCTTAGCGATGTACGCCTGCGCGTGCTCACTAACATGTGCTTCAACATGGGAATCGGCCGCTTGCTTGGCTTCAAGAAGGCGCTGATCGCAATGCGGCAAGGAAAGTTCTCTATCGCCGCCGACGAGATGCTTGATTCAAAGTGGGCGCGCGAAGACGTCGGAATAGGCACGCCCGACAAACCGGGCAGGGCGCTTCGCCTGGCAAACATGATGCGCACGGGGGCTTGAAATGAGTGGATGGTCAGACGCGCTCGGCGTGGTGGCGAAACTAGCGCCGACGATCGCCTCAGTAGTTGGCGGTCCGCTCGCGGGCGGCGCAGTAACGGCGCTTGAATCTGTATTCGGCATCACAACGCCGCCTAACACGTCAATGGACGATCGCCAAAACGCAGTTGCCGCGGCGATCAGCGGCGCGACACCAGAGCAACTTGCCGCGATGCGCAAAGCCGATCAGGACTATGCCGCGCGAATGGCCGAGGCTGGATTCAAGAATTCCGAAACGCTCGCTAGCTTATCCGTTCAGGATCGGGTAAGCGCGCGGCAAATGCAGATAAGCACCAAGAGCATGACGGCGCCTTTCTTGGCCTTATTCGTCACGCTCGGGTTCTTCGGTGTCCTCGCCGTGATGATGTTCTACCCGCTTCCGGCTGCCGCTCACGACGCTCTAATGCTGATGCTTGGGTCGCTTGGAACGGCATGGACGGGAGTCATTGCTTATTACTTCGGCAGCAGCGCAGGAAGCGATCGAAAAACTGAATTGCTTGCACAATCAGGAAGCCAATAATGAAACGAATCTTCGTATGCGGGCTCGCGCTTTTCTCGGCACTGGCATTCGGCGCCACGACGACGCCTATCCAATTGCTCAGTCCTGCCGGCTCGACCTCGGGGCAGGTGATCGCCTCGACGGGCCCGACGACTGCGCCGGCTTGGTCGACTGTTACGCTGTCCGGCCTCGGCGGTTTAGCCAAGGCAAACAACCTGTCCGATCTGGTCAGCGCCTCAACCGCACGGACCAATCTCGGACTCGGGACCGCGGCTACAGCCAGCACCGGGACGAGCGGCGCAACGGTTCCGCTGCTGAACGGCACGAATACCTGGTCGTCCGCGCAGACGTTCTCCGTTCGCCCGACTTTCAACGGTGCGACACCTTGGGATAGCGCGAATCTCGCAGCACCCGCAGCCACTACCGGCAACCTATCGCAGTTCGCGTCGACGACAAGCACTCAGCTCGCCGGCGTGCTGTCCGATGAAACAGGAACCGGCGTAGCAGTGTTCAATATCGGCCCCGCGCTCACTACTCCGGTTATCGCAGGCGTTACCAACGGCGCCACGACGGCGGCTGGCAAGGTCGGCGAGCATCTGACGGCTAACGCATCCGGCGTATCCCTCACCAGCGGAACGGCGGTGAATGCAACAAGCATTCCGTTGACCGCGGGGATCTGGCTGGTGTGGGCGCAGGTCATTTTCACGCCGGCCGGCAGCACGGTTATGCAAACCCAATACGGCGGCATCTCAACGACATCGGCCACGCTCGCCGCTAACCAGTATTTCCAGTTGAGCAACAACAACACGGCGGCCGGTCAAGGAAGTGGCTTCTCAACGCCGATCGTGTACGTGAATATCTCCACGTCCGGCACTGCGTACTGCGTAGCCAATGCCATTTTCACGACCAGCACGGCAACAGCCGCATGCAAGATCGATGCGCTGCGCGTTCAGTGATTCAGCCGCCTCCGATGTAGTAGGCGAGCCAGAAGCTGAACGCAAGGCCAAGCAGGGCCAGCAGAACCGGCGCGGTGGCAAATGTCTGATTATTTTTGGCGTTTGACATAATAGCAATTATCGATAATTTTGCGGGTGTTCGCTATGGGAACGCTAGGGGGTCATTTAGCGTTCGGCTACAGTAACGCTAAGCCTGTGGATAACTTTTAAGCGTTCGCTCTGAGTAACGCTAGAAAATGCTAGCGTTACGCCAGCCGAACGCTAAACCCCCGTAGCGTTACTCTAG